GCATCTGCTGAGTCTACACAGGTTGCTTTAACTGCACCTGCTATAGGTTGACATACAGTTTAAAATAAACTATAATAAGGGGGTTCTATACCCCCTTTTTTTATTATGCATTTGATTGTGAGTGGAATTGTGATTGTTATAATTGTTACCATTATCTGTTATTCAATTTTAAATAAGTACGATCCACATAGATAAATTATGGAACTCAACGACCTTAATGTAAATAATGTCCTTGACGAAATCCGTCCGTACATTGAAGCGGACGGTGGATACCTTGAGTATGTTGCTATTGATTACCTTAAGGATGGTCCTATTGTAATGATTAGATTGCTCGGTGCTTGTGCAGGTTGTGCTATGAGTGCCGACACATTAAAACTTGGAATTGAAAGATTAATTAAAGAAAAATTCCCAGAAGTAAAGGAGGTCATACAGGTATGAGACTAGGAGTTATGTGTTCTGGTAATGGATCTAACTTTGAGAATATAGTTCGTACATGTAGAGAAGATGAAGTGGTCTTGATGATCCACAACAAAAAAGAATGCGGTGCATTAAAGAGAGCAGCAAAGTTTGGTATTCCTCATTGCTATCTCTCTCATAAAGAAGAAGATAAAATGATATTGTTATTTGAAACCTACAAGGTAGATCTTATAGTACTTGCAGGTTACATGAAAGTCATCAAACATCCAGAGAGATTTCCATGTCCTATTATAAATGTTCATCCTTCATTACTACCTAAGTATAAAGGACTACATGCAATAGAACAGGCAATGAATGCCGATGAAATTACTACTGGATGTACGGTACATTATGTTAATGAAGAACTGGATGGTGGTGAGATTATTATACAATCTGA